ATCGCCCCGGTCACCAGCCTTGACGAAGTCCATGCCGTGCTCGCCGAAGCCACCCGCGGCGCGCTCGCCAACGTCGCCGACCAGCTCGCCCGCACCGAAGCGGCGCTGCGCGCGGAGGGGGCGGCCTGATGGGCGCCCCAGACCACAACGTGCACACCCGCCTCGCCCATTGCCTCGCCGTCCTGCGCCACGCCGTCGCCCCGCGGCGCGCGCTCACGGTCTCGCAGTGGGCGGACGACCACCGCATCCTCTCCGGCAAGCAGTCCGCCGAGCGCGGGCGCTGGCGCACCGCGCGCAACCCCATGCTGCGCGAGATCATGGACTGCTTCTCCGCCGGTTCGCCCGTGCGCGACATCGCCGTCATGAAAAGCTCGCAGGTCGGCGTCACCGAGGCGGTGGTGAACGTCCTCGGCCACAACATGGAGCACGCCCCCTGCCCGATGATGGTGCTCATGCCCACCCTGGAATCGCGCGACTCCTGGAAGGTGCAGAAGCTCAACCCCCTGCTGCAGGAGACGCCCGTCATCCGCGACCTCCTCGGCGGCGTGCGCAGCCGCGACGCCGCCAACCGGCAGGACCTGATCGACTTCCCCGGCGGCGTGCTGTTCCTCGCCGGCGGCAATTCCGCCAACTCCTACGCGCAGAAGTCCGTCCGCGTCATCATCCTCGACGACCTCGACCGCTTCCCCGAAGAGGTCGGCGAGGAGGGCGACGTCATCATCCTCGCCGAAGGCCGCACCAAAGCCTTCCCGCGCGCCATCCGCTGCTACATCAGCACCCCGACGGTGAAAGACGGCCTCATCGACCGCCAGTGGCAGAAGTCCGACCAGCGCCGCTACCACGTGCCGTGCCCGCACTGCAACGAATACCAGGCCCTGGAGTGGGGCAGGGCGGAAGAAGCCCACGGCCTGCGCTACAGCGTCCTGCCCGACGGCACCGTCGCCAACGCCCGCTATGTCTGCCGCGAATGCGGCGCCGAGATCGGCGAGCACCACAAGCCCGCCATGCTTAGCCAAGGCCGCTGGATCGCCACCCACCCCGAGCGCGCCATGCGCGGCTACCACATCAGCGCCCTCTACGCCCCGATCGGCCTCGGCCCCTCCTGGCTGGAGCTTGCCCGCGGCTGGCACGAAGCCCAGGCCAACACCGCCACCCTGCGCGCCTTCATCAACACCAACCTCGGCGAAGCCTGGGAAGAGCGCGGCGAAGAGATCGACCCCAACAGCCTGCTCAACCGCCTCGAGGAATACCCCGAAGACGGCCCGCGCCGCGTGCGCTCAGTGGGCATCGACGTGCAGAAAGACCGCATCGAAGTCAGCCTCTACGAATTCGCCGGCGGCGAGGAATGCTTCGCCGTCGACCACCTCATCGTCGCCGGCGACACCGCCGGTCGAGAGCCCTGGGTCGAGCTCGCCGCCGAACTCGACGGCCTCTCCCCCGACTGCGGCGGCATCGACTCCGGCTACAACACCGACCAGGTGCTCGCCTTCGCCAAAAGCCGCCCCTGGCTCTTCGTCTGCAAGGGCATCGAAGGCCGCGGCAAGCCGCTGGTGGAAGATGACGACACCCGCAAGCGCCGCCTGCGCAAGCGCCGCAAGAAGGGATTCAGCCCCTTCCTCGTCTCCGACGAAGCCGCCAAGGCGCTCCTCACCCAGCGCCTCAAGCTCGACCGCCCCGGCCCAGGCTACCTGCATTTTCCGCGCGAGCCCGCCTTCGACGACGAATTCTTCGCCCAGCTCACCAGCAACCGCCTGGTCGAAAAGACCGTCCGCCGCAAGCTCGTGCGCGAATGGATGCAGACCCGCGTGAGGAACGAATCCTACGACTGCTGGAAGCTGTCCCTGGCCGGCATGCGCCTGTCGCGCCTCGACCCGGCGGCGTTCATGGCGCGGCATGCCGCCGAAAAAGTCAGTCCCCACGATACGGCGCCGCCGCCCAGCCGGGTGCGGCGCGTTGGAAGCATCAGGAGGCCATTTTGACCACGGAGATGAAGAAGATGATCCACGACATGATCCGCGCGCTGCGCGAAGCCGGCATCGACGTTCCCGACGAGGCCGCCCGCTCGGTCGAAGTCAGGATCCGCATGCAGTACGGCGGCGAACGCATCTACGTGGCCAGCCTGCCCAAACAGGCCCGCGCCGTGCAGCTCGCCAAGCTCGAACGCCGCACCCAGGTGCAGATGGCCGCGGCCACCGGCCTGTCCGTGCGGCAGATCCGGCGCATTCGCAACGGTCGATGAATCGCTGCGGACGTTTTTTAGCTTCGGCAAGCGGACGTTTTTTGCCTTAACAATGTCCTCGAAACAAGTGGATATTCAGGCAGCCCCGCGAAAACCAGGAGAACACCATGCCGACGACCTTGCTCAATGCTGCGACAACGGCTGCGACCGGAAATGTTTTTACCGGCCCCGTCGGCGCATGCCAGGCAACTGGAAAAACCTCCTCCGGGACGGGTGCCGCGTCAGTCGTCATCGAAGTCTCGAACGACAACGAGATCTGGCTGACGCTCGGGACCATCACCCTGACGCTCGGAACCACGAACACGTCCGACGGTTTCGCTGCCGGCGCATCCTGGGCGATGGTCCGGGCACGGATTGCTTCGATCTCCGGCACCGGCGCATCCGTCACGGTCACGATGTCTCAATGACATGGCATCAAATGTAATTGAAAGGATCGCGCGCGGCCTGGACAACAGGGTGAGCGGTCCAACGCATTACCCGTGGATTGACAACATGGGGAAGCACAACCACCGCGGAGCGCTCCCCGAACTCGCCCCGAGTTTTCGCGCTGATTTAATAACCTCCCTGGTCCCGGAGGTTGCAAGCGGATCACCGACACCCACCTTCACCCGCGCCACAACCGCCTACGTCAAGGACTTCGAGGACGTGTGGCGTCAAGTTCCGTCCGGCGCTGCACGGTTCGAGGGTGCGCGGGTGGTGAGGAACTTAGCGTCAGGGTACAGGCCTGCCAGTACAATTAACACCACAGAAACAAGTACAACCATAGACGACCCTTTCGGTGGCAATAATGCCGGGCGTTACAGGATAGATAATGCGGCGAGTTATCAGCGTTATCATTCATCAACTGTTGTGGCTGGAACTACCGTTCGGGGTTCGATATATTTGCGTGGGGTTGGAACGTCAGTTGGGAAATCGGTTGGATTGTGGCTATATGAAAATGGCACTACTGTATCGGCAGTTGTTACTTTGACTAGTTCTTGGCAAAGATTTTCTCCAGCAGTAAGAACTAGTGCTACGGGCGGCGTAGATGCGCGCATTGGTATCGCAGGGTTTATAGGTGGGACAATTGCTTTAAATGAGGAAGTTGATATATTTGGTGGGCAGTGTGAAGATGTAACCGGCGCATCCAACCAAGCCCCCGGAGAGTGGGTTAGTAGAGCCGTCCTCTCCGCCCCCTACCACGGCGCAGGTGCTGATGGCATCAAATACTTCGCCACCGAGAACGGCAACAGCGTCGCTTCCAATGTCGTCATTGAGGCTACCGGCGCAGCCATCCCCGACGCCACACTGAAAGGCTATTTCGCAGAAGGCCAGCGACAGAACCGCTGCATCCACGCGCAGGACTTCACCAACGCCGCTTGGGTATCTGGTGGCGGCGGCATTGCTGTCACGCCGAACACCGCAGTCGCCCCAGATGGCACGACCACCGCAGACACCCTCACCGCATCCGGTGCCAATGGCACGCTGATTCAGGACTTGGGCGTGGTGGCATCGGCTGCGAAAGCGGGCGGCCTCTACCTCAAGCGCAAGACGGGAACCGGCAACATCGACCTCACGCTGGATGGCGGCTCGACATGGACTACCGTTGCGGTTACGTCAAGCTGGCTGCTGCTGGAGAAAACGCAGACCTTGGCCGACGAGGACTTCGGCATCCGCATCGTGACGAGCGGGGACGCGGTGTATGCGTGGCAGGGGCAGGTGGAGACGGCTGCTTTCATTTCCAGCCCGATCCCGACGACTACTGCTGCGGTGACGCGGAATGGTGACTTGCTAACGTATCCTACAGCGGGGAATATCAACAACACAGCAGGATCGGCTTATGCCGAGACACAATGCGCCAGAACAGGAATTGGTCAAGGGAACATTATTGATGTTTCTGGCGTAGGGCCAAGTCCGCTGTATAGGCACTCAGCAAATTGTGCGGCTATGTATGATGGAACAAATTTGGTCGGCGAGGGATCGCTGACGCTAAACAACACTACGAGAAATAAATCAGCATCGAGTTGGGGTGCTACACAGAACATAACCGCAAATGCGGCAACAATACTGACAGGGGCATACGATGGCGGTTATTCAATTGGCGCAAATATGGCTATTGGTATTAATCTTTCAACCAATTCAGCAACGTTTGGGGCGAACAGAAATGTCCGCATCTGGACTAAGCAACTCTCAGATGCCCAATTGCAGAGTATGACGACATGATCCGCATAATCTGCTCCTCCGACCTGAAGCAAATCCTTGAAGCTAAGGGATTTGACCTTGCCAAGATCAAGCGAGTGATGAAGCACGGGCAGGTGGAAGCCTACACCGTGGCGCACGTCAAGTATTACGACATCCTGATCGATGTTGACAGCGAGGACTTGCCGCCAGCCGCCGTCAACATCCTGAAGAACGAGGCGGCGGTAATCTACGTTGCCGAGTGGGAACTGAACTCCAATCCTGACGAGCCGGTTGATCCGACCAAGCCCCTAGGCCGCAAGAAGGCGCACGTCTGGAAGGGTGTCGATCCAGGGTGCAATCGGTTCATGGGATGGCCGATATGACAAACATTCCCGACAACGAGCCGCTGTCACTGCGTTCAGGCGACACCTGGAAGTGGACGCGCACGCTCGCCGACTATTCTGCGCCCACCTGGGTATTGAAATACCGCTTCAAGAACGCCACCAGCTATTTCGAGATCACCGCCGCTGCATCAGGCAGCGACCACGCCGTCACCATCACGGCCGCCACCACCGCCACCTACGCCGCCGGCACCTACACCTGGATGGCCTGGGTGGAAGGTGGCAGCTCCGAGAAATACACCGTCGACACCGGCACCCTCACCGTCGACCCAGATTACCGTTCCAGCACCGCCGCCTATGACGGCCGCAGCCATGCCCGCAAGATGCTCGACGCCATCGAAAGCTGGATCGAGAACCACGACCCCGCCGTCGCCGAATACGAAATCGCCGGCCGGCGCATGAAATACATCCCCATTCCGGAGCTGATCGCCATGCGCAGCCGCTACAAGACAGAAGTCCAGTCCGAAGACAACGCCGCGGCCATCGCCAAGGGCGAAGGTCTCGGCCGCAAGATCCAGTTCAGGGTCTAGCCATGGGGTTCTTCGACTGGGCCAGAAGCAAATTCTTCGGCCGGCCTGCCGTCCGCGACAATTACGCCGCCACCTATGGCAGCGGCGCCGCCGGCGGCTTCGCCGGCAGCGCGGTAAGCCGCCTCACCGCCAGCCTCTCCACCTGGAGCGGTGCCGTCAATTACGACCTCGACGGCGCCATCGTCATCCTGCGCGCGCG